TGAAAAATAAACTAGGTAGAAAACCTACAAAGAAAGATTTTGAAACAAAGAAAAAATCAACTGTAAAAACTATTAGTTCAAAAGCTAATCCTTTGAAAAAATTTACCTCTCCTGTTAAGAAGCAAACAAAAACAAAACAAGGTGAGCAGATTAAAAATATGGCACAACAGAAAATGACTGCCGAAGATAATATAGGAAGACAGATTGCAGCCGCTAAAGGTAAAAGCAGTATGAAACTTCCTACAGACACATCTTCTTATCAAAATCTTAACAAAGGTGGTTTGCCTAAACTTAAAAAAATGAACAAAGGCGGAGTTTTTAAAGGAATTTTTTAATGGCAGTAAACTATAGAGGAGAAAAATTTTCTGGTTATAATAAACCAAAAAGAACTCCGGGCAAAAAGAAAAAATTTGCCGTGCTTGCTAAAGTAGGTGACAAAGTAAGGTTAATACGATATGGTGACCCAAATATGAAGATAAAAAAGAACATACCGAACAGAAGAAAAAGTTTTAGAGCAAGACACAAGTGTGATAGTGCGCCTCCTTCTAAACTAACTGCAAGATATTGGAGTTGTAAAAAATGGTAAGAAGAGGTGGAATGAGAACTCAGATGGCAAGACAAATGGGTGTATCTAAAAACAAAGCAGATGAGCTTTTAGAAAAAGCTAAAAAAATGAACGATGCAGAAGGATTTAACAAAGGAGGATCTAGCATGGCTAAAAAATTTCCAGACTTAACAGGCGATGGTAAAACAACATACGCAGATGTTCTAAAAGGTAGAGGAGCTTTTGCAGGTGGTGGAAGTATGACCATTATTATTGGAGCGAATGTTTCACGTGAAACATTTAACCCAGTAGAAGAAATTACACCTGGCCCAAAGGATATAAAAGTAGAAATGAACAGACAAGTGAGAAACCAAGAGATTAAAGGTACTCCTCCTGTTCAAGTAAAAGGAAGAAAATTTTCTGGAGTTTATTAATGGACTCTACAAATTTTGCGTACGCTGTTTTAAAAAAAATACAACAACGCATAGAATTAACGAAGGACTCACTTACAGGTGGTTCCTTCAAAACGATGGAAGAATATAAACAAGTTGTTGGAGAGCTAAAAGGTCTTCAAGTTGCAGAAAGAGAAATAAAGGATCAATTAGAAAGTAAGGAGGAAAGTTTTGACTAAAACACTTTATGTGCCAGAACACATAGCCAGAAAAGGCAAAAAAGAAAAGCAGGTAAATGTTGAAAACCTGTATCAACCAAAAGATACAAAAGTTCTTGACCCTAGTTTAATTAAGAAAAACTTAAAAGATAGATTACCACAACCTACTGGTTGGAGAATATTGGTAATGCCATATATGGGCAAGGCAACTACAGACGCAGGATTATATATTCCTGACACTGTCAGAGAACGTGAGCAACTAGCAACTGTGGTAGCTTATGTTTTAAAAATTGGACCTTTGGCTTACAAAGATCCAAACAAGTTTGGACCAGGGGAAGTTCCTTGGTGCAAGGAAGGTCAATGGGTTTGCATTGGTCGTTACGCAGGATCTCGTTTTAAAATAGACGGTGGTGAAGTTAGAATTATAAATGATGACGAAGTAATCGCTACTATATTAGAACCAGATGACATCAAACATATTTAACCAGAAAGGATAGCAGCACTCATGGAGATAAAGAATCATGCAAGAAGAACAAAAGATACAAAAACCAGAAGAAAATGAAGTTGAAGTAGAACTTGAAGAGAAGAAAGACGAAAAAGTAGAGGCACAACAAGAAGAAGCAACCGAAGAAAAGAAACCTGACGAGCTTGAAGATTATAGTGCCAATGTAAAAAACAGAATAGACAAGTTGACACGCAAAATGCGTGAAGAAGAACGTCAAAAAGAAAGCGCTATTCAGTTTGCAGAGAGCGTTAAAAAAGAAAATGAAAATTTAAAAACTAGATTAGATAATTTAGACAAAGGTTATTTAGAAGAATTTAACAATAGAGTACAATCTCAGTTAGAATCTGCTAAAAGAGCTCTAAAAGATGCTAATGAATCTGGTGATGCGGACAAAATTGTGGAGGCACAGGCAAATTTAGCGGCAATTACGGTTGAAAAGTCTAAAATAACCAAGCCAAAAGTTGAAAAAACCGAAGAACAACCAAATCAACAGCCTGTTGTACCGAATCAGCCACAACCAATACCCCCTCAACCACCTCAACAAGCTCAAAATCCTAAGCCTGACCCTAAAGCAGAGGCTTGGGCAGCTAAAAATGAGTGGTTTGGTCAAGATGAAGTTATGACATATGCATCATTTGGCATTCATAGACGATTAGTGGAGGATGAAGGGTTTGACCCGACCACTGATGAGTATTATAGTGAACTCGATAAAAGAATTGCGGCAGAGTTTCCTCATAAAGTGGGGCAAACGAAGCAAACGGGGGGAAGTCAAAAGGTAGTTTCGGCTACATCTTCTAAATCCCGCAACAAAGGAGGTAAGAAAACAGTGAGACTATCGCCTTCTCAGGTTGCAATGGCAAAACGATTAGGTGTTCCTTTAGAGGAATACGCAAAATATGTTAGACAGGAGGCTTAAATGAATAGTCCAGTAAATAAGAACACAAGAACATCCAGAGATGCTCAATCTCGTACTAATAATACAAGAAGAACACCCTGGAAACCACCATCCATGTTGGATGCACCCAAAGCACCTGAGGGTTATGTACACAGGTGGATAAGAACCGAAGTTATGGGTTTTGACGATCGAAAAAATGTCTCAGCGAAGGGAAGAGAAGGTTGGGAATTGGTTCGAAAGGACGAATATCCCGACTTTGAAGTACCTTCCATAGAAGATGGAAAGCACGCTGGAATTATAGGTGTTGGAGGATTACTTTTAGCACGTATACCAGTCGAAACCGTTGAAGAACGCTCTAAATATTTCCGAGATCAAGCTCGCAATCAAATGACAGCAGTGGATAATGATTTAGCTCGTGAAGAGCATCCTGCGATGCCTATACACAAGGCAGAAAGACAAAGTCGTGTAAGTTTTGGAGGTTCTCGCAAGAGTGAGGACTAATTATTAATTTTTTATGGAGATAAAGAATGGCAAATTCTAATGGAGCGTTTGGATTAAGACCGTTAAAAAAATTAGGTCAAAATACAAACAGCACTGGTACAACAGAATATAGAATAGCCGCAGGAAACACTAATAAACTTTATCAAGGACAACCAGTCATACCTTTAGCGGCTGGTGTAATTGACCAATTACAAGCAGCAGCTGGTGGTAACGTTGGTATTCTAGGTGTTTTCTATGGTTGTGAGTATGTTTCAAGTACTACTGGAGAAACTATTTTCTCAAACACTTGGCCAGGATCTGGGGCGGATACAAATCACCCAGTGAAGGCTTTCGTTTACGATGACCCAAGTCAATTATTTGTAATAGCAACTGGTGACATCACTGGTGCAAATACAGAGTCTTTGGTGAGGGCTGACGTTTTTAGCAACTGTGCGTTAAAAGATGGTAATAGTGGAAGTGATACTACTGGTATTTCATCTGCTACTGCTGATTTAAACACTGCAGCAACAACTAATACACTTGCTTTGCGTATAGTCGGAGTTCAAGAAGATCCTGAAAACTCAGATTTTACTGCTACAGGTATTCCGTTGATCGTTCGTATTAATAATCACTTTAATGCACCGAACGGCTCTATTGCCGCGGCAACCATTTCAACAACAGGAGTATAAAGCATGGCGATATCTAGAGCACAATTAGCTAAAGAGCTAGAACCTGGTCTTAATGCCTTATTTGGCCTTGAGTATCAGAGATATGAACAAGAGCACGCTGAAATCTATGACACAGAAAATTCTGAGAGAGCTTTCGAAGAAGAAGTAATGTTATCAGGTTTTGGTTCTGCTCCAGTAAAAAGTGAAGGTGCGGCAGTTGCATTTGACGATGCAAATGAAGCTTTTACCGCAAGGTATAACCACGAAACCATTGCTTTGGCTTTTTCAATTACTGAAGAGGCTATCGAAGACAATCTGTATGACAGACTATCTTCAAGATACACAAAAGCATTGGCTAGAAGTATGGCTAATACTAAGCAGGTTAAGGCAGCATCTGTTTTAAACAACGCTTTTGACACAACAGTAACAGGTGGTGATGGTGTATCTCTTTGTAATGGCTCACACCCATTAACAAATGGAGGAACATTTAGAAATCAACCAACTACTGCTGCGGACTTAAACGAAACAAGTTTAGAGAATGCATTGATTGATATTGCAGGTTTCGTTGATGAGCGTGGTTTAAGAGTTTCTGTACGTGGAACGAAACTAATTATTCCATCAAACCTACAGTTTATAGCTGATAGAATATTAGAGTCTACACTAAGACCAGGAACTGCCGACAATGACATAAACGCAGTAAGAAATATGGGAATGCTTCCTGAAGGTTATGTCGTCAACCATTACTTACTAGACACTGATGCATTTTTCATTAAGACTGATGCACCAAGAGGTTTCTTACATTTTGAAAGAATGCCTATGTCTACTAAGATGGAAGGTGACTTTGACACAGGAAATATGAGATTTAAAGCAAGAGAGAGATACTCTTTTGGTTTCTCAGACCCAAGATGTGTTTACGGCTCACAAGGAGCTTAATCTAGGATTTAACTTGCCCTATGGACTGACCTAGCAGACGCTTATACGACCATAGGGCAAAAAACTTTATAAGAGGTAAATTATGGCAACAACAACTTTTAACGGTCCAGTCAGATCCGAAAACGGATTTCAGACTGTTTCAAAAAATGCAACCACAGGTACTATTACTGTAACTAGTGGTGATAAAATGGCAGTAGAAGCAGCAGGAGGTGCAGGTATTGCTGCGGTATACATAACACAGGTAGATAGATTAAAAAGTGATGTAGATACTAATGTCAATATTGTAAAAACGACTATTATGATTGATCTTACTGGATTAAATTCTGGTGGAACTGCTGGTGATATCATCGGTAAAGATGGTTCAGGCGCAGCATATATAGGTCAAATAACAACAGCAAACCAAGGTGTAGTATTTGGTGTAACTATGGAGTGTTTTGAAACTCCTGGAACAGGTGAAGATGATATTGATTTATATGTTGCGGCAGAAGCTACTGGTGTTGAGGATACTGCTATTGGAGATTTAACAGAAAATCAATTGATAAATGGTGGTGCTCAAACAGCGGGAACAAGAACTGCTAATGTAAGCGCTCTACCAAC